AAAAAGAGCATCATTAATGAATAATAAATAGGGAGCAAACTAATGGATAATAAAGAAGTTAGAAAATGGGTAGTAAACCAAATTGGTAGACTAGAAAACTACCCATTAGGAGATATTGTAAATGATCAAAATGCTTTACTTAAAGTTTACCAAAATAAAGGTGGCGTTATAATATTATCAAGATTGCTTAAAGAATTAGATAAGGGAGCAAACTAATGAAAATAGAAAAAATAGTAAAAGTTTATTATAGACTTAATAGCAAAGATGAAAATAACGAAATGACATATGAACTTTCAAAACTTAGAAAAGAAATGGAAAAGAAATTAACCAAGTGGGATGTTTATAAAGAAATACGAATCCAATTGTATTGGAAAGCATTTTTATTGAATAATTTTTTACAGAAGGACATAGACAATTTATCTTGGAAAATAAATTCAGTATTAAGTAATGCTATAAATAACAAAGAGAATTTAATGAATTGTTTAATGGATGATGCTCCTGAAACTAAAGAAACAAAAGCTATGTGGGTATCAACACAAAAACATTTAGAAGATTTAATGTTTGATCAAGGTTGGTTTGATGATAAGTTTAAAGATATAAACGCATTATTTGTATTGCAAAGTATGGGTGAATAATCTTGGGGGATTATTATGAAATATTTATTTTCAATTATTTTTTTATTATTAGTCGTAATAATGGCTATGTTAAATTTTAGAGCTCATGCAGATGAGGTTGGTTGCCTTGCTCTCAATATATACCATGAAGCAAGAAATCAGCCTCTAGTGGGCAAATTAGCAGTAGGCTTAGTAACTTTAAATAGGGTAAAAGATGTTAGATTTCCAAATACTATTTGTGGAGTTGTTTATCAGGGTTCTTATTCCAATAATATTCCAATAAAAAACAGATGCCATTTTAGTTGGTGGTGTGATGGAAAGTCAGATAAACCAAAAGATTTACAATCATGGCATAATTCACTAGACTTATCTCAAAAATTGTATGAAGGTTTCTTTGATGGATTAAATTTAGTAAGGGGAGCAACGCATTATCATGCAACTTATGTCACTCCTTACTGGGCGTATAAAAAGAAGAAGGTAAAGATAATAGCAGATCATGTGTTCTATAGATGGGAAAAATGATCCTTCTGAAGACGAAATGTTTTTTGAAGACGATCCACGAGCAAAAGAGTATGATGACAATGAAGTTGGTAAAGTCAATATACAATCTATGGGTTATGTATATACAGAAAGTGCTATGGCATCTGAAATAATAGATAACGTAAAGAAATCAAAATAATACTTGTTGCACTTTAGGATTGTAATTTGTTTTATAGTTAATGTTATCGCCTTTTGGATATGGCTCAATATTGTATTTTAAATTACTCAACAATAATTTCTTTTGTTTTTTATCACCAATAAAATAAATATATCTATGCTTTCTAGGTCTTTCTTGAAACGTAAATTTATCTGGATTTGATTTTCTTTCTTCTGTTGAATATAGTTTGCAAACTTGTAAAGAATGTAAATTAGATTTATTCATTCGCCATTCTTTATGTTTATCAGATAAGCCTGTGTATAAAAAGTTAGTAGCTTGGTATATATAGCCATGATGGTTCATTGATGTATCAGCATATGAAACTACTATTGATGGTTTAGGTAATAGCTTTAAAGAATTACCAACTAGAAAAGATGCTTGATTTTTCTTATTGTTTAATAAGCATAGTCTATTTAACTCTAAAACTGACTTTCTATAATCTTCTCCACATATACCCTTACATAGAGCTGGAGATGCAGGTGTTCCATAAGTAATTATACCTTCCAAAATACCATCTTCATACAACCCATAAGAATAAGTTATGCAGGGTATCCTTTTAGCATAGTGAATTTTTAATAACCATTCTTCAGTTTCTTGATATTTAATTTCCATAACTTTCATATTTAATAACCTTTATGATATTCGTATTTTATTTAAAATAAACTTATCTGTTTATCATCAGGTCTATTATATTTAGGATCATATGATTTATTATTTTCCCCTATGTACTCATGGGAATAGCAGATTCTATCTCTTTCAAGTGGTATAAGTCGTTTTAAATGATCGTGAGTGTCACTACTTCTATCTTTAAGGTTGCTTACTGTAGCTCTCCACAATGGTGACTTTTGTCTATATTCGCCCATTCTTATATGAGAAGTTTTAGAATAATACCTTACTTTTTTATCAAGCATTATATCAGCTACTGCATCAGACAATTTAGTTCCTATGCCAAGTCCTTGAAAATCAGGCAAGACTACTGTTCTTGCTTCTCTCCACTTTAATCTTTTGTCACCTTCATAAAGTGGTGGTGTCCATCCTGGTAAAGACATACTAGAAGCAAATCCAATAATCTTATCTTTCCATACAGCTAAATAACAATGTGCAGACTTTGGTAGCTCTTCTGTTAGATAGTGATGCTTTTTAAAAAACTCCCAATATGCTCTGCTCCCTGCGATAACTTTAATTTCAATGGGTTGCCGAACTAACCCCCTTGACGCAAATTTCTTTGCATCAGTATTAAAAACCCAGTCGGGTTGTAGCCACTCTAAAATGTCATCGTGGCAAGTTGCCAATACAATGTTTTTTAATCCTTTTCTTTTAACATATTTGTATAAAGATAATGAGCAAGACTTAGCTACATCTCTATTAACAACTGACGTAAACTCATCTATGACAATGTTATTACCTAATCTTCTAGCTAGATCGCATCTAAAGCCTTCTCCATTAGATAAAACGTGTCTAGGCTTTGCCCAAGTGGGAACTGTGTTTAATCCAACTGCACCTAGTCTTTCTATGGCATCCTCTACTGAATCAAAATGTGAGGCTATTGTTCTGTTGTTATCCCACACTAAGTCTTTCTCTTCACCATATTGTTTTAGTATAGATGATTTACCACTTCCACTAGAGCCATAGATTACACCAATATTAAAATCTTCAGTTACTCTAGAAAAATGAGGTATTGTAAATTCTGTTTTTCCATCAAAATCAAAATCAAAATTTTTAAATATTGTCTTGTCTATTTCTGATAATTCAACTTCACTTGTTAATACTGTACTTTTAAAATCATATAAGTCTTCCATAATTAATTCTCCATTTTTAATAAATGTATTTAAGGGTCAACATAAAGTCAACCCTTAATAAATGTTTAGACGTTCTCTAGAACTTTCCATTTGCTACTATTAATCATGCTTCTAACATCGTTTTGTCTACGTTGTTGTACTATATGATTGTTAGTACTGTTGTTCTTTACATCTCCAAGATGAGTAGACCAAGCAGTTGCAGACTGATATGCACACCATAGAGAGCCTTTAGCACCATTTCTGCCATAATCACCCTTGCCATGAATTTGAGCTACTTCTGCTTCATATAAACCCATTAAGTGATATAGTTGTTTTTTGTTAGTTTCTGATTGACCACTAGCAATTTTGATTTCATTAGCTTGGCTTTTAGCTATCGTAGTTTTGAATAAGTCTATGACTTGATCATCTTCTACTTTAGTATCCCACCACTTCTTAAAGTTTTCTGTTTCGTCTGTGATAGCAGTAACTGCATTTTGTATCTTCTTGTTAGATGCATCTACGTTAAAGTGTGTGGTATGTCTGTTTGCTGTGTAAGCAATCTTTTGACCACTAACTAAAGTATTAAAACAAACTTCATTCATCCAACCAAAAAATGATTGGAACTTCCATTTGGCGTTGTAACTATTTCTAGCTACAAATTTAAGATACAAATCGTGGTCACCTACTTTGGCATGATGTGCTGGAAGTAATAATTCCATCTTAGCCATAGCACCATTTTCGTAAGTGTTTACAGTTATTTCATGGTTAGAGAAGTCTAAGCCACCACTTTTCATAGCCTCTAGAGCACCACCAAAAGCATCCACATGATGTATTGGCTTGTATCGTGACCCTACTATTGCTAAAGGAGCACCATCTTGAGCACCTAATTGATCTAGGCGTACAATCTTTCTACCCATGTGAGAAGGGATACCTTGTATATCCCTTACGTCTATTTTAAATTCTACTTCACTTAACGCTTCTTGTAATTTTGTATCTAACATTACGCTACTCCTGCAGTTTTAAATAATTTTTTATGTCTATAAGCTAAATTATATTCCCAAACGATTTGACCACCTTCATAAGCAAAGTCATGCTCTACTTTATCTGCATCAAGTATCCACCTAATAGCAGTTCTGTAGTTAGAAGCACCTAACTTACAAACATTTTTAATTCTTAAATAAAAATTAGAAGCATTGTCTTTTTTGGCTTTTTCTTTAACAATATTTGCTTTATGTGCTTGCTCAGAATAATAGTCGCACATATCTTCAAGTTCTTTTAATGTGTATTCAGTAAAGTCAACTCTAACCTTGCCACCACAGTCAGCAGATGCTTCTTTGATAGCACAAGTTAACTGATACTTCTCATAGTCAGTAACATTGTAAATACCATAATTTGCCCAATGGTTAAGATCAGTAACAGTTTTCCATTCTGTATTTACATTTTCTTTAACAATGTAATTTTTTAGTTCTATTTGATCTTTAGTATATTTAGTCATTTTAGTCTCCAAATTTTGTTAATCATTAATCTTACTTAATATACATATAATATATGTAGATATAAAATACAACCCCTAAATAGAGTTTTTTATAATTTATTTAAATAGCTAAGTTTTGCGTATATTATTGAAGATATTTTTAACATGTTTTCAATGTGACTAATGCTTTGGTCATCTGACAAATTATTTTCTTTAATATCAATTTTATGCTTTTGTATTAATTTTTTTAAATCTAATGCTTCATCTGATATTTCTTTTAATAAATAATTATTCAACTTGATACTCCCTTTTCAATATCTTGGCATACAAAGTTAATCCAAATGAATATCCTTTTTTATAGTATGCAGATGATTTTTTAATGCCATCTATATCATCTCCTAACATAGCATCAGTTACTCCATCTTGATAAAATGAAAGATAGTTTTGTCTTTTAATTTCTGTTGGATTATTCATATAAAAAATCTCCTTGT